TAATTTGTCCAAGGGTGGACTAAATAGAGAAATACTAGAAGAAACAAGAATAAAGATGAAAAAAGCTAAGATTGGCCATGTTCCGCACAATAAAGGAAAAACCAATAAAGAAATTTATGGAGAATATAAAGCTTTAAAACTTAAAGAACATTCTTCTAAAATTCGTTTAGGCCAAGAACCTCCAAACAAAGGCAAAACACTCGAAGAGTTATATGATATTGAAAAAGCTAAAGAAATTAGAAAAAAATTATCAAAATGGAAAAGAAATTTCAAAGTTTGGAATAAAGGCTTAAAAGGCAAAGATAATCCACTGTATGGAAAATGCCCTATAAATCAAGATCAAATAAAAAAACTATCTGAAGACAGAAAAGGAAGTGGAAACCCTATGTATGGTAAACCAGCCTGGAACAAAGGTATACCATGCAATCAGCAAACTAAAGAAAAAATTTCAAAAGCCAATAAGGGCAGAGTTGGTGTCATGAAGGGCAAAAAACATTCAAAAGAAACCATTAAAAAGCTTAGGTATGCCAATCAAAACAAAAAAGCACTTATAAGAAATGATGGTGTAAAATATGATTTTATTGAAGATGCAGCCAAAGAGCTAGGTTGTTCTAGGCATACCATTAAAAGAGCAATAATAGGTCATCCAGCCTATTTAAGGCCCTATAAGGGCTATACTTTTGTATCTAGTAATCTTTAAATAGATATATTGAGGAGAAATTATGCGACTTTCGGCAAACGCACTAAAAAACGTAGATAGCTTAAATGCTTGGAATGTGGCAGAAAACTGGGTCATCAGGTCTGACGGAGACGCTGGAGAAACAACCAGCCTGTACTTTAGACTAGTAGATCTTGACAGAGACGGTATTCGCTACATCCCAGACGCCTTGGCCACAATGTCAGTTACCTTTCCTGCTTTAGATGATTTGGCCGTCATTACGTTAAATGCCACTTTTCCTTTTGCTGATGATCGTTCAATCATGAAGGTAGACATAGCTTCTACTCAAGTACCATATAGCGGAGCAGTTAAATTTGCTCTTACCGAAAATGGAACAACAAAAAGCTTTGTAGTCTATGGTTTTATCTCTGTAGAAAAGCTTAATGCAGGAATGTGCTAATGGCTGATTATTCAGAATCTAAACCAATCTCGACTGCCTCCTATCCAGTGTACGCTAATGCAGACAGTGGGTTGGTTAAGCGTGTTGAACCACTAACTACAGCCAAGCAAATCAAAAGCAGATTTTTAAAAGGCATAAACCTTAAGTTTCCTAATGGCGACGAAATCACTGACGAAGATATTAAAGATAAGATCAACGTAGCCCTAAATAACATAGAGTTAGAGTTGGGCGTACCAATAGTGGCCACACAATTCAAAGACAGAATGGCTTTTGATAAAGACGCTTACAGAAGTTACATTTTTTTAAAACCTAAAAAGAAGCCTATTTTAAGTGTAGAAAATCTATCAATAGAAACTACCGATGGAGCGAATATATTTAAAATACCGCCTGATTGGATTGATTCAGGCAGATTTCTTAGAGGCCAAATTAACGTTATTCCATTTTTGGCCAGCTACACAGGCAATATTATTGCTGCTCAATCGGCCAACGCTGGTATAATTTTGCTAGCTTCTATGGGTGGAGTTCACTGGATACCTGGATATTGGACCGTCACATATACTTCTGGCCTATGTAAAGAATTAGGTCAAGTGCCTATTCCAGTAAATTATCTTATTGGCATAGAAACTGCTTTGATTATTTTAAGCCAACTTGGGCCAACAAAAGAATTTACCAGTGTAAGTTTGGGTCAAGATGGTATATCGCAAAGCTCTAGCGGTCCAGGTAATATGCTTTATGCAAAGCGCATGGAAGATTTAGAAAAAGAAAAAGAAAACTTGATAAAAAAGATCAAAGGCGCTTGGGCCACTAAATGGCACATCTTCGATTTCTAAAAGAGGTTATGTGTTCAAACATCTTCTTAAAGCTTATAAAGATAGAATTTCTGGTGGATTGGCTGATGATAAGCAACCATCAGATTTTGATTCAAATGCTCTTAAAGAAGGCGTATCAGTAGAAAAAGAACACACTTCAGACCCAGCTGTAGCTCAAGAAATAGCTATGGATCATTTGACTGAAGACAAAAAATATTACAAAAAATTGGCTACTATTGAAAATAAAAAAATAGAAAAAGGCGCAATGCGCCGATTAGCGTCATTTAAGCCTCAGTCTTTAGATATGCCTGTTAGAGAAGAAATGGAAACTTGGCAAGAAGAGCAACCTAGAGACGCTAGAGATGTTTTAAGTGAAGTAGGCATGAGTAGAGAAGCTAAAATGCGTGCTCTTCATAAATTGCATAGATCAACAAAAGTTCGAAAAAATCCAATTAGTGGAGAAAGAGAATTTCTTTTACATAGAGGACTAAGAAGTAAAAACCAAAGTACGTCTGAACAACCTAATAGCAATACTATTAAATATAATAATACATCTAGTTGGACTCCACATTATGCAGCAGCAAACGAATTTAAGCAACTCTATAATGGGCAGATTGCAAGCGCGTGGATACCAGAGAGGCATATAAGATTTATACCTAAACAGTACGGTACATGGTCTGGAGACCCTAAAGAAAAACCTACTAAAAATCATTATGAAGATGAAAATAACGTAGATGTGCCTGAACATGAAATTATAGTAGAGCCGCATAAAGCCACTCTAGTTAGCGGTGACGAATTAAATGTATTGACTGATGGACAAAGTTCTAACGATTTTAGCCCTAAAGGTTTTGCAGGACAAAGTCTTCATCAAAGAATTAATCAGCGAGGAATGGTTGCTAATTTTAAACAAAATAGAAAAAAACCAATAGTAAAATCAGACCCAATGGGAATGAATAGTTTGCTTGGTAAATCAAATTATGGCCCTAAAGGAATGGGACAATATAATCAAGCCGACAACGTTCGAAGAAAACAGTCTAACGCTAACGAAGTAATCACTGCTCCAGGAAATGTCAAAGTAAAGACTGGAGCAAACGCTAGCGGTGGACAAGGCAAACAACGTCTTCATCAAGAAATGAAACAACTTGCTTCTAAAAATCGTAAACAACCTGTTAAACAATTCAGCGCAGAAGAAATAGCACAAATGAATGCTGCTCGTGGTTTAAAAAAGAATGCTTTTAAAGGTTGGACTCCTAAAAAGGCGCTTCACCCAAAAGACCCATTGAACCAGAAGAATCCACCTAGACCTCCAGACCCAAAATGGAATGATCGAGTTCAACAATATTTTGAAAGCAAAAAGAAGCTCCAAAAAGATGAAAATACTAATTTAGGGCACCATATTATATTTTCAGCTGAAAATTCTCCATATCCAGATCAAGTTAAATCTAAAGCTACGCATGAGCAAGTTTTAGCGCACTTAAAGTCTCGTGGAGAAAACGCTCATGAAGTTCAAGGTCACTACGGTTCTTCTGAGAGAAGTATTATAGTTTTTCATCCAAAAAATCCTGAAGGTATAGAGCGTATAGCTCATGGTTTAGGTCAAGAAAGTATTATTCATAGCGATGGAACAAACCATCAAATGAAGTACCTTCATGGTTCACAAACTGGAAAAGTTGTTACAGGCAAAGGTACTGTTTGGCATCAAGAAAAACCAAATGACTTTTATACTACTTTAAACAATAAGCACTTTACTCACAACTTTAATTTTGGCGGTGAGTAAATGAAAAAGAGCATTAGAGGAGACTGGAAAAAAGAGGGTGGATACACTTTTCATCCTAAAATTTTAAGCGCAGATCAAACTAATCCAAAAGAACTATACGAGCAAGGCTTAGACCCAGGAAAATTTGACCATTATTTTGAAGTTTCTGTTCAACACAATGGTAAGCCAATAGGCAGCGTAAATGCTTTTGGTAATCGAATTGATGAAAAGCATGGAAAAGTATATATAGGCAGCGCTGAACTCAATACAGGGCATAAAGGAAAAGGCTTAGGACAAGCAATGTATGAGCATTTGTATCATCACGCTGCTAAAAATGGTTACAATAAAGTGGTTTCTACAGGTGCTAGTGAACAAGCCCAAAGAGTTCATCAAAAAATAGCTGAAAAGCATGGATTATTGCCTGATACTAAACCTGGAGGGCATACTTCTCTCATTGGTGGAATGAATATTGTTTATAAAAATCCATTTTCAAAAAGCATGGTTGATCTTATGACTAAAGGTCATGTTAGAGCCTTAATTAAAGGTGCTCAAGGTGATTATAGAAAAGAAGGCATAACTCTTCATCACGAGATTAAAGATAATCATGTTCGTATAACGCCTAGAGATAGAGAAGGTACTGACTTAGGTCACTTTGCTTTTGATAATTCTGCTAAAAATAAGCACACTTACCCTATTGACTCTAGAATATATTATACAGAACACAGAAGAAAAGGTATAGCAACAGCGGCTTATAGTTTAGCAGAGAAGCTTACTGGAAAAAAGATGAAGCCAAGCCCTGAGAGAAGCGATAGTGCAAAAGCTCTTTGGGCTCAAAAGAATAAACCTTTTGGCAAGAGTGAATTAGCTAAAGGCCAAAAAGGTAATTGGCAACAAGAAGGCTATAAATTCAAAGTTCATCCACCTAAAGTAGAGATGTTTAATGGAAAACATGACATTACTTCTCATAGAATAACTGCTCATGATTCTCAAGGCAACCATGTAGGTGACTATAATTTTTCTGAATGGCCTGAAGCTAGTGTGCATAAAGGCTTATTGCACGTTACTTTTTCTAATACAGATTCAGATCATCAAAGGAAGGGTTTGGCTAGTGCTGCATATAGTTTAATTGAAAAACAAACTGGTAAAAAACTTCATTCATCAAATGGAAACAGATCAGTCGATGCTAAACAGTTATGGTCTCAACCCAATCGACCATTTGGCAAAGACGAAAATGATTTAGTTCATTATTCGCGTACCAAAGGCCTTAAGCAGCTTGACCCAAATAAAATGGGTACGTCTGGAGTTGGTGGAGCACAATATAAACGTGGCATACCTGAGAATCGTAGTACATTTTTTTATACAGTAAACTCTAAGCCTGAAGATATGGTTACTCAAAGTGCTTCAGCTAAATATATAGTTCGACCTAAGCCAGAACATAAAATTTATGATTTAAGTACAGACCCAGAACATTTAATGGTTGAGCAAAGAAAAAGAAATCAAGGAGCATGGAACGAAGACATGCTTCACAGTATAGTAAAAGAAAAGGGCTATCACGGCGTAAAGTGGAAAATGCACGATGATACTCATGTGGTGCAAATGTATCATCCAATGGATATTCATTCTGAAGAGTCTCTTAAATCATCGGAAAATCTTAATAAAACAAAAAGTTTACCAGATGATCAAAAATCGATATATAATGAACAGATGGCAGAATTGTTAACCAAGGGTTTTGTGCGCAATGCAGTAGTCGCTGGAGCTATGGCTCTTGCTCCACAAATGCTAGATAAGCCAGCAAATCCACCCCAAGCCAATCAAGCCCAACCTCAAGCCAATCAAGCCCAACAGGTAGACTTTGGCTCTAAAATGCTTAGAACTATAGCCGCTGTAGAGAGTTCTGGTGGAAAAAATATTAATCATGATGTTGTAAATTCTGGTTTAAATGCTGGAATGAAGGCTCATGGAAAATACGGCATGATGCCTTTAACTATTCAAGAAACTATCAAACTAGACCCTCAATTTAAAGACCATAGACACATAGTTGGAAAGTCTGGCCCTGAAACTAGGGCCTATGTAGAATCTGTACCAGGCCTTGAGGATAAACTAGCTTACAGTCATTTAAAAAGAATAAAAAGTCATTTTGGTCAAGACCCAGCCAAAATAGGTATGGCTTGGTTAAATGGTATACAGGGCACTAAGAACGCTATAAATCAAGGCAAGAACCTAAAAGAACATTGGCACGTTAAGAAAATTTTATCAGCCTTTAAAGGTCAGTAATCTTTAATTTAGTATACCTTTGGAGGTACTAGTGATTAAGCCATCAGAAATTAAAAGCGTAGAAGACATTGGCTTCATGGATAATAGCCCAGTCAAAATGGTACGCACTATTGGCGGTTTGTTCGTTGCTACTGGAAAACTTGCTGGACGTAAAGAAGAAGAGGCTTTGGCTGCTGGTTCTCATCCAGGCATCGTTAAGCATAATATTGAAAAAATGTACGGCGCTAAATATCAACCAACCTTAGCTAAAAGCGAAGGCGCTATTGAAGAGCCAGTTACCGAGCACACTTCTCAACTAGACTCAAGCTTGTCTAATAAAGGCTATTCTCTCCATTCAGTACAATCTAACAATCAGATTGACTTTGTAGTTAGCAATAGAGGTATAGAAGTTCTTAAACATACAGCCCTTATTAAAGCTGAAACTTTTGAATTTCAACAACCTGAACCAAAAAGCTATGCTCGTAGCGAAGAGCTATTGAAAAATAATGTAACTAAAAGCATTATTTTAGCAGCTATTGATAAAGCTAATGAGCTAGGAAAAACTAGCATTTCTTGTAAAAATGTGATCTATAAGGTCAAGTAATATGGCTAAAAAGAAGGCTGTTGGGCCTCAATCTGACACTATAACTAGGTTAGGTGATGTTCCACAGATTTCCTTTAATTTGCCTAAACAGGATGCCTTTGTTACGTCTCATGGTATTCAGTTCGAACACTGGAAAGCTATGCCTAGTCCTATAGGTAAAAAAGAACGTGGTGACTATCGTAAATCTGATCAAATCGATGACCAACAATCCAATGGTTTTTTATACAGCAAAGCAGGATGCTTTACTGCTGTTCTTTTGAGTAATTCCAAGCATAAACAACAAATGGATGGAGGTGTGATGGACGTTTCTCAAGGACGTATTACGCTTCCTAGATTCTACGACGATCAAGCCTTAGCTGATGGCAAGCGCATATACTTGGCCCCAGGCGACAGAATTTACGTAAAAAATAAAGAAATTGATATTCGAGTGCCTAATTGGCAAGAAATGACTTTTGAACCAGACAGAGATAATGTAGCTCAATTTCCAATATGCTGTGTGGAGAGATTGGTAGACAGTAGAGCTATAGACTACGTACAAGATGTAGACTATTCTATTACCTCTGAGGGCAACATACGCTGGAAAGCCGGAAAAGGCCCAGGCATAGACCCAGAAACTGGTAAAGGTCGAGTATATTCAATTAGATATTTGTATGATGCTCATTGGTATGTTACTCAGCTTATTAACGAAGTACGTATAGGTAACGTAACTGAAGGAAATATACGCAAAGAAGAGCGTATGCCTTATCAAGCCCAAGTAGTTAGGGAATATATCTATTATAATCGAGCCAATACGGCCAAAAACGAAGATTATAAACACAAGCAAGAAGATAAGAAAAGAACCAATCCTGAACCTAGTTTCGATGCTTTGCCTAATAAGCCACAGGTAAAGGTATCGATGACAGATATTGATGAGTCAGATTCTTAAAGCTAGTTAGGCTCTAGAGTAATCTTATAAGTATATTATAGGAGTACGAAAATGGCAAATGATAGAAAAACAGATGCAGCTTTAGACGCTGGTGCTATAGCTAATATGGGTTTTAATCAGCAAGCAGGTGTGCATAAGGTTGCCCAAGCTGGTCTTAAACTTAAACCTCTTAAATTGACTGAGACTACCCATACTACAGATTTTTCTACTCGTAGAAATGTTGGTCAAGGAACCACTCTAGCTTTCTATAATAATACAGCAGGTGTTTTATCAGTCACTATGGGTGATGATACAGTAACTTCTTTAGCTGTTGGTGTCACTAATGCCGCTGGTAAGGTTGGTATTCCAGTGCCAGCAAATAGTTGGTTTTATACAAACAGCTATACAGATACTCATGCTATTACTTCGGCTGCTGGTCTTTTAGGCTTTGTAGTTGAAGATTCAACAAGGCTATAATAGTGAAAAGAGTTAAGGTTGATCTCAGCGTTATTGAAGACCTACTAGGCAAAGACTTTTTGCCTGAATTAGCTAAAGCTGAGCTATATAAACCAGATACTAACTCTACTGTTTCTCATCAAGAAATGGCTGATGCTCTTAAAATTGTTCCACGAGCAATTATGGCTTGGCTTAGCCGATGTCTTTCAGATATGAAAGATGGAGAAAACAAAGTTATAGACATTCCTTTTAAACGTGCAGATGATTCACAGATGCACGTCACACGAGTCACTTCAGACGTATACCATGGTGAGCTAGTAAAAAAAGGCAAAATTTTATACAGATTTAAATATAGACCCATTCCAGGTATTGGTCTGATTTTAATGACAACTTTTGAATTATACGATATGGATAATCTTCATGAAAAAGAAGCCACAGATAAAGAAAAATTAAGCTATCTGTCTTCTATGATTGAAGAGCGTATTGCTTTGAGAAACCTTGTAGGTCAAGTGCTTGAAGAAAAATTGGCTCAAAGAGATGCTATAGACCAATTAATTAAACTTAGAATGAATAGTGAAATTCGTAAAGAAAATATGGATGAGCCTAAAGATTCTACAATTGAAGAAGCTAAAGCGGCCAAAGAACCATCTAAGCTTCAAGAGTTTTTAAACAAACGCTCTAAGAAAATGGAAAAGAAAGAAGGCTATGAAATCATTCTTTCTAAAGGCGAAAATGTTAAATGTCCAGATTGTGGACAAAAATTGTTTGATGGTAATAATGTAACTGGATGCGTATGTTACGGCTCAGATATGGGTCGTAAAGTTTTTCTTAGGAAAAATGAAAATGGTAAAATGACAGTTAAATTTTCAAAAGGTTGGGACTTAGAGAATATTGAAATGCTCTTAGAAGTCCTAAGAAGGAAATAATATGAAACAGTTTGTAAAAAAAATGGAAAACCTTCTTAAAGAAGCCAAAGCTTATATGGCTAAAGAAGAAGGCAAAAAACCTAAAGAAAGTCCTGAAGCTCATGAACGCGGAGTTAAGGGCATACAAACAACTTCTACAAATCGTTCTGCTGGTACATCAGATATGGGCGCAATGGTTCGCAATCCATCTAGAAAAACTCATGGCAATATGAAAGTTGATGCGGCTAAAAATAGAGTTAAAGGTACCATTGAAGAAAATAGAAAAATTAAGCCTAGTCTTCCTAAAGCTGAAGGTGCAGATGAAGATAAAGACTTAGATAATATTCCAGATCAAGCAGAAAGCCATGGAAAAGTTAACGACTCTATGGACCAAAACAAAGACGGTTTAGTTACTCATGATGAGGCACAAGCTTCTACTGATACTAAAGCAGATGATCCGGCTTTTGTAGACCCATCAGCAGAAAATCAAGCCGATGATTCTATTCCAAACACAGAAGAAGCACCAAGCGAAGATGATTTAGAAAATCCAAACCAGCCAGATGAAGAACAAGCTGAAGCTCCTCAACAAAATTCAGGAGTAGTATATTTAGCTGGTGATGGAGACTCTATTGGAGCAAAAGTTGGACAAGCTATGCTTCATGATGATGATGAAGGTTTAAAAGCTGTTTCAGGAAAAATTAATCAAGGCCAAGATTTGTTTGCTCAATGGCTAGCTGCTGCTGGTGGAGAAATGATTTCTGCTGGTGGAGATGAATTTGTAGCTAAAATTCCTGCTTTAGATATGAACAGCCTTGAAGAATTTCGTCAACAATACGCCGCTGCTGTAGGTGCCACACTTACTATTGGTACAGGCGCTACTATGAGCGAGGCTGGTAAAGCTCTTATTTATGGTAAACTAAACGGTAAAGATCAAGTAGCTCCTTTTGATGCTTCTATTGATGGTTATTTGCAACAAATTCATTCTGGACAAAACGAAGAGGGTTCAGAAGAACAAAAACAAGATGAGCATTATATCGGTTCATTGTATGATGGCCAAGATGATTCTCAAGAGCAAATGCCTATCGATGAACAAGCTGCTCCAGAAATGGAACAGCCTGAAATGGATGAAGCGTTGCCAGTAGGAGACGGTAAAGCTCCAAGCATGGAAGATGCTCAAGCAGCTTCAAATGAAGAAATGCCTGAACAGGATGCTCCAGAAATGGATGAAGATCAAGACCCATCTATTCAAAAAGATGATGAAGCAGAAAATGATAATGAAGCTTCAGATGAAGAATTACCTTCAGATGAAGATGTAGAGGCTTTTAGAGCTCAGCAAAATGACCCATCTATGGATGAAGAGGTTCCTGGAGAAGATTCAGGAGAAATTCCTGAACAGGACGCAGCAAACACAGACCCTTCAGTAGCTAGCGGAGACGCACTAGATCAAGATATGGCTATTGATGGAGAAGACGGTTCAGACAATGCTATTGAAAGCACTATGGCTGACAGTATGCAGGATGGCAATGGTGATTATCTTAAATCTCAAATGATGAATGTTCTTCAAGGTTTTAAACGAGATAAAGAATTTATCACTCAATTACAAACTAGTGACCCAGAAACTTACCAAGAAATTATTGGCTTGTTGCATCAAATGATTAAAGTTTCTAAAATTCTTAATCAATCAGCTGCTCCCCAAGACCCTAATCAACAACCAATGGATGAAGCTGCTCAACCTCAAGAAGAGCAAGCTCCACCAATGATGGTAGAAGCTCCTGAAGAACCACAGCAATAGCTGTTAGGAGCTTTATGAGTGATTTTAAGTTTGAAATAAATATTGATCAGCTTACGGCTCATCTTAAAGATATAAAAGATGAAGCGCAAAACATGCTTACAGAAGCTGTTAAAGCGGCTTCAGCGATGACTTATGCCAAAGCTCAGGAGTTGGCTGGTGAAAAACTTGATGCGCGACTTAAAATGTATAAAGATGCGCTTCATTATAAAGAGGTTGGCCCAGGACTTTGGGTTGTTGAATTAGATGATAAAGCGTTATGGATAGAAGAAAATAGACCTCCACACTCTATGGTCGATGATTTGCTTCGCAGTGATCCAAAAATAAGCAAAAAAGGCAAAAGATACAAAGCTATACCTTTTGACCAAGCAGACTCAGCTAGACAAGAATCTAACGACAATATGCAAAATATAGCTAAATTGTTAAAGACTGAACTTAAAGCTCGTGGTATACCCTATAAGAAAATCGAAACTAATCCAGACGGCACTCCTAAATTGGGCAAGTTGCATAAACTAAACATTGAATCTCCTAAGCCAACCAAAATGGCTAGCCATCAAGCGTTAGCTGGAGTGACTATATACCAAAGAATGACGGCTCGTGGTAAAGTTAAACGAGATATCCTTACTTTTCGAATAGTTACAGATGATCATAAGAGAAGTGGCAAGTGGTTTCATCCTGGTTCACAAGGAGTTAAAATCTTCGATGAAATTTTTACTTGGATAAGTAATGAATGGGATACAAATATTTTGCCAAGCATCTTAAAATCGTTCGATAAATAATTAATATATATGAAAATTTGTAATAAATGTAATATCGAAAAAAATATAAATGAATTTGCTAAAGACAAATCAAGGCCTAGTGGTTATTGCTATACGTGTCGAGAATGTTATAGAATAAGAGCAAGTTTGCGCCAAAAAGAAAATCGTACTAAACATAATAAACAAGTATTTGAATGGCGTCAAAAAAATAAAGAAACTTTTATGTTATGGAGAAGAGAGTATGAAAAAGCTAGAAGAAAATCTCCAAATGTGCGTATAATAAAAAACTTAAGAGTAAGAATTCGACAAGCTTTAATTAATTTTAAGAAAACAAAAACAACTGAAGATCTTTTAGGATGCACTATAACTCAATTACGCCAACATCTTGAGTCTAAGTTTCAACCAAATATGTCTTGGGACAACTACGGCCAATTTGGATGGCATATAGACCATATAATTCCTTTGTCAAAATTCGACTTATCAGACCCAACTCAATTAGCCAAAGCTTGCCACTACACCAACCTTCAACCCTTGTGGTGGCAGGATAATCTCAAAAAATCTAACCACATCAATCTTTAATATAACAAGGAGCCTGTCTTGATTTTTCAAGGTGACGTAATTATAAGGACTATGATCAAGTTAGCGCTCGAAGAAATGCGTAAGAATCCTTGGATTTTAGAAGACGTATTTTCTCAGTTTCTTGAAGATCAATATTTGTCTGAATATGGTGCTAAAGAGGTGGCAAGAGCAAAAGAGTGGCTGCTTAATAATAAAATTGAAGTACTTCATAAATATAGACTAGATAGCCAATCATACCCTTGCATAACTATAGCTATGGGTGAATCTAATGAAGACGATGCTCAAGCTACTTTAGCTGATTTATCTACAGAAGTTGTTGAATTAACTCCAGAAGAAATTAACAAACCCATTCCATACGTTATTAAGCCTTTTATTCCTACTTCTTATACTAATGGGGTTTTAATAGCTCCTTTTAATTTAGACGATGTTTCTCCTGGTATGCTTATAGTAGACCCAGATACAGGTAATGCATGGGAAATCATTGAATTAGTTGGCGCTGATGGAATAAGAATTAAAGATGCTCCAGCTATATCTGCTGATAAACTAGGAGTTATACCACAATACAGAGTTTATAGAGCTAGGCGCGAAAGAGCTTCTTTTAGAGAAAGTTATCAGATTGGTTGTCACGTTCATGGAGACCCCACTCAAGTTCTATGGTTATGGAGTATAGTGCTTTATGCTATTCTTAGATACAGAGAAACCTTATTAGAAGCTCGATGCTTTAAAATAAGCTCAGTACGCAGCACAGATATGGTTCGAGACGATGCTACGGACGCTGGTGGAGAGAATATATATAAACGCTTCATTATGCTCAGTGGGTTAGTAGAAAACTCTTGGCTGAAAAGCCCTAAACGAATTATAGAAATAGCTAAAATTAAAGACCCAGATGGTATAACTGCTGGTGTTAAAGTGATGTCAAACACAGAAGTGCCTGTAGAAATAGTAGACCCAGAACAAGACGATAATTGGGTGACTGTAAAAGAAGGCAAACCATCTAAAAAACGATCAATAACAATGAAAGGATAAGAGTAGAAATCTTATCTTCAAGGATATATGAGAAAAATAGAACACTTCAAAAGTATGATTAAAGTAATGAAAGATAAGAAATTAGCTTCAGCTAATGAGCTTGTTAATGATATTGCTGACCCAAACTCTACTCCTGAAGCTTCTAAAGATCAAATACCTGCTATTAAACAGCCTGTTCTTAATAAAGCTAAAGGTGGCCAACCTTTTCCTAAAGAGGGCGGAGCCCATCGTCAAGGTCAGATTGGCCATGACAAATCTAGATATGGTAATGAAAAGGGTGTAAACCCAGTTAGTGCAGCAGCAACAATGGGCAAACCTTTTGATCAAGGTACTTCTACTCAAAGGTTTGCTGGTAAAGAAGGCGCTAAAAAGAAGCTTCAAGAACTTAAAGAAATGCCTAAACCTAACCTTACTAAAGCTGATGGCTCTAATTCTAATAAAGCACCAAACACATGGTTCCATTATGATCACCCTGAACATGGTAAAATTGAAGTAGCTGCTCATGTTCCAGCGAATGCTTCAAAAGGTGGAGTTAAAATTCATAGCGTAGGTGCTCCAAATGACGTTCATATTCATCCAGATGAAGCTGGCATCACAGCTACCGATCATGAATTAAACATGAAAGTAATGGCTAGAAAATTAGGCCCAGGACAACACATGAAAAAATCTGAAGAAATGATGAAGGCTGAAAATCCTCATTCTGCTGGTGATAGTGACAAAGAAGTAGAACATGTAGTAGGTCACGATGACTTTCAAGCAGAACACCAACATAGAGGCCATGCTATACAAGTTTCTAAACATCCAGAAACTGGTACTTATGTAGCCCATATCCATGATTTGAGGCATCCAGACGCTGATACAGGCGGTGGACACTTAGATAGTACTAAGCCCCATGCTACTCACGAAGCAGCTCACAAAGCTGGCAAACAATGGATTAATCATCATTTAAAAGATGAATTTAAGAAGTCAGAAAATCAAGAGGAAACTATGAGTAAATCAGAATATACGGCTGAAGAGATTGTTCTTGAAGCTTTAAAAAAAGTGAAAGAAAAACAAGACCTTAAGAAAGCTGAAGAAATGAAGCGCGATGAAGGCAAAGCTGAAGATACTGGCTCTATTTACAATGAAGAACAAGAAGTTGGCAATCAGAACGATATTCAAGAAGCTGCTAAACGCGATACAGCTCGATTAAATGGTAAGAAACTTAAAGAATTTTTAGAAAAGCAAAAAAATAAAGCAGAAAAAGCAGCTAAGTCACCTATTAAAGAGGAGAAATAAATGTCTAAGAAGAAAACTAGAGATGAACAGATAGAAGACGTTCAATCTAAGTTGGATGCTTCTAGACAAGCTCGTATTGAATTGGCTGCTAAACGTGCAGCCTCTAAAGGTGATAAAGCTCAAAATCATTATGTAGCCTTTCAAGAATGGTGGGCTGTGAACAGAAAAGCTTATGATAGAGCTAAAGAATTAGAAGATATTATATGGGCACATCTTAAAGCAACAGGGTCTAACTCACCTGAAAAGTTTGAAGAAGGTGTAGCACATTTTGGTCTAAAGAGGACTAAATAACAAATGAATAAAGTTGAAGTAATCTTTAAAGAGTTAAATTAGGAGAACTAAAATGAGCTTAAGACTATCGACATCATTCGTAAATACCAATGTTCCTGGAGCATATATCGATGTGCGAGTTAAATCAACTCCTGTCGGTGTTGGAGCTTCTGGTAATATTGCTATTATAGGTGAAGCAGCTGGAGGCGCAGACTACGCAGCTGAAAATTTAAAAGAAAATTTCTTTACTCCTGATCAGGCTGCTAGTGTAGCACAAAAATACATTTCTGGGCCAGTAGTTGACGCTATGAATGCTTTGGCTTCTCCATCAAACGATTCAGAAATTCAAGGTTCAGCTAACAGAGTATACATTCTTAAGACTAATGCTGGCTCTAAAGCTCAAGCTACAGTTGATACAGACTATGGTACTCTTCGTGATCAAAACTATGGTTCGGATGGCAACAAGTATTCTTATAAAATTCTAGCTTCTGCTGCTGAAGTTGCTCCTGCTGTAACTAGTGATGATTTAACTACTAATTTAGGTACTCCTACATTGTTTGATGGATTGAACTTTTCAGTTCGTTTGAATGGTGGAGCTATTGCAGCTATTACTCTTTCTGGAGTGGCTGCTAACCATGATACTATTGCTGAATTGGCTGCTGAAATTGATGCTGCTTTGCCTGCTGGTATTAGCTGTGCAGTAGCTACTGGTAACACATTAACAATCTCTGTGGATGCTGACGCTGCTGCATGGAGAAAAGGTTTTGGAAAATCTCTTGAACTTATTGATTCTACTCCAGGCGATTTAGCAGTTCTTGGTTTAGACCCAGGTTTGATTGCTTCTTCTCAAGAGCCTGAAGTAGAAGTTAATATTATTCGTCCAGATACTAATACTAATGAGTCTATTGAAGCAAAAGCTGAAGTAGCTCTTAATATTGGCTATGCTGGTACTACAGCTACAGCTACAGTAAACGCTACTCAACTTACAACTACTGTTACAGGCGGCTCTGGAGCTAACTTAACTATTCTTCTTTCTCAGTATTCTACGCTTCAAGCAATGGCAGACTTTATTAATTCTCAAACTGGTTATTCAGCTTCAGTAGAAGCTTCTAGTATCCAGTCTCCTACTAGTGCTTTAGATCGAGTATCAGCTATTGGTATTTGTTCAACAGCAGCTTCTTTGAAGCCTGGTCGAATTAAGAAAGCTATGTCTAATTTCAAATCAGCTATGGCTACTAGCCAAGTTCTTGAGTTTGTTCAAACTGATTTTGATGGTTTGCCTACTCCTATGGCTAATTTTGCTTTCTTAGCTGGTGGAGCTCGTGGAGCAACTACTGCTTCAGATATCGTTGATGCATTAACAGCCCTTGAAGGAGTATCAGTTAACTTTGTTATTCCATTGATGAGCCGAGATGCTACAGCAGATATCGCTGATGGTTTAACAAATGCTTCTTCTACTTATACTATTGATGCTATTCATGCTGCTGTAAAAAGCCATGCATTGAAAATGTCTGCTGTAAAATTGAAAAAGAATCGCATCTCTATGTTATCTTATAAAGGTACATACTCTGCTTCTAAAACTAAGGCTGGTTCATTAGCTTCTTTCCGAGCTACAATGACTATGCAAGATGCTAAACAAGTAAATAGCCAAGGTGCTATTGTTCAGTATCAACCATGGTATCAGTCAGTTATTGCTGCTGGTATGCAATCTGCTGGTTTCTATAAGTCTATCGTTAAGCGCTTTGCTAACGTAATTAGCTTTGTAGACCCATCTGGTTTTGACAGTGGAAGCCCTGGTGACGTATCTGACGCTCTTGATAGCGGTATTCTCTTTATGGAAAATGCTAATGCTGGAGTACGTTGGGTATCTGATCAAACTACTTATGGCTTTGATACAAACTTTGTATACAACAGCTTGCAAGCAGTTTACTTGTCAGATGTTCTTAGCCTTGATTTGGCTGAAAGCCTTGGCAACGCATTTACAGGCAAGAGTTTGGCTGATGTTGACGCTGGAGTTGTTTTGAGCTTCGTAACTACCAAAATGGATGGTTATAAAAAACTTAAAATGATTGCTTCTTCTGATGATGCTCCTCTTGGATATAAGAATGTAACCATCGAAATCGATGGCCCAGTTCTTTCTGTAGCATTAGAAGCAAAATTAGCAACAAGTATTTATTTCATTCCGATCGTACTAGAGTTGAGCCAAGTTCAATCTAGCGCGGCGCAATAAGGAGTTAGGCAATGGGTAAGGTATTTACAGGCGCAGAAGCAAAAATCTATGTAGATAACCAGTTGGTTGGTCTATATGAAAGCTGCAATTATAGCGTCAATATTTCAACTGAACCAATTCACACTCTTGGTCGCTTTGGAGCACACGAAATTGCTCACACAGCTTACGAAGCAGTAACAGTGAATTGTGGTGGATTTAGAATTATCGGTCAAGGTGCTTTTGTGCTTCCTAAAGTTCCAAAACTTCAAGATCTTTTAGGTCTTGGTGAAGTAACTATAGCTTTAGTTGATCGTAAAACAGGCAATAATATTATGACTGTTGTTGGTTGCAAAGGCAATTCGTACAGTGGTGGACATAATGCTAAAGCTACTTCTCGCTTTCAAGTTTCTTACATGGGTACTAAGCTTAGTGAAGAAGATGGAGATCAGGACGAAGCTAACAGCACTCAACTTCCTTAAGGTGAAAGTAATCCAATTCACCCTGTAACTTAATCTTAGTTATATGGGTGAATACTATATATACAGACATATACGATTAGATACAAACACTACTTTTTATATTGGAAAAGGTAAAAAGTCTCGTGCTTATATAAAATGCAATAGAAACAAACATTGGAAAAATATTGTATCTAAAACAGATTATAAAATTGAAATAATAATTAAAAATTTAACTGAAGACTTTGCTTATGATTTAGAAATTAAAGCTATTAGTTTATACAAGTCATTAGGCTATTGCGAAGCTAATATTCATCCAGGCGGTTTTTTAGAA